AGCAATAGTAAGTAGTAAGCAGAAAAAAACCTTTAGCCGTGAGCTGTTAGCCATTAGCTGTATGTGCACCTGACGGCGATAATTTAAATCCGTGAACGCAGCGAACACCATAAGCTAACGGCTAAAGGCTAAAAATACTGCTTACAATAAAAATCAGCTTCCGATAGTAAGCACCTTTACCGCATCGGGAGTGATCTTTCTGAAACCGCAGGTAATGGATACGGTTATCTGGTCGAGCTGGCATGAGATGAGCTTGTCAGTCTCCATAACGAGGTCGGTGCTGGTGATGAATTCGAGGGCAAATCTTCTGTCGATACCGATGATAGTGTTGCTGTCAGCGGCAGAGGTCTTGATAAGCTCTGCACCGAACGGAAGTATCATTCTTCCCTCGGTCATGGTACAGCTTTCGGCTACCTGATCCATAGCGGCTATCTTTGCGGCAAGTGCAGGCGGAGCGATGACCGTAGTCATATCGAAGTTATCGAAAGCACCGTAAAGATCGGCAAGCTTTGCGTAGGTCAGTTCTGAGGAAGTGATAGGAGTAACGCCTGTTTTCAGCACTGTGAAAGCATTCTTGAAAACCGTGACTGCAAGCTTCACTCCGATGCTTCTGAGCATGACACCGAACACATCAAGTCTCTGCTGACGTACAGCCTCATATGAAGCATTGACAAGTCTGCCGTACTTTGCGAGAGTGACGGCAGTTGCCGCCTCGGTCACGGTCGCAGTCGGGAGAGTTCCTGCCTGTGATGTGGAAGTATAGCTTGCGGAATCGTCAAGGACGCAGCCCAGATACTGACCTGAGCAGTTGATGGTCTTGGCGGCGCATACTGTTGAAAGTATCGTATCATCAAAGCCCTTTCTGATGCATCTTGTGACGAACTCAGGAAAGAGAACGGCACTTTCGGTAGATGAGAAGAACTTTTCCACACGGTCGCAGTCCTGACCGCTGACACGGATATTGAAGCGCTTGAGCTGTCTCTCGAAGGCATCCAGCTTTTCGAGGGGAGTACCGCTGTAAGCGGAAGACGGGTCGAGTTCTTCGAGAGCGGCAGTGAAAGACTTACCGCTGAGATCGTACATACCTTTTTCAAGTCTGATATCGTTATACATAAATTTACCTCCAAAAATAATTTAATGGTTCTGTAGGGGCGGATATTATCCGCCCGCAAGCTTCAGTAACATTGTAGGGACGACCATTGGTCGTCCGCCAATTTCATCATAAATGTGACTTGTGGACGACAAATCGCCGCCCCTGCACATTCTCAATTCTTATCACCGATTTCTGCTTTCTGATTTCTGAGCTCTATCTCACGAGCCTGTGCATTTTTCAGCCTTGCCTCAGCAAGTGCGGATTCATCCTGCAAGTTGATGTTGTCCCATTCCACCCTGCAAACAGCCTCACTGCCCACAGAGCAAAGGTAGGAATTGCCGATATCACATATCACAGGTGTGAGTATGCGGCGGTAGTATTCCAGCTCCGAGGTAAGGATATCAGCCTGCTGAGCGGACATCCTTTCGGTACTGCTCCAGCTCAGTCCCAGCAGGAACGGCGGAATGGAAAGCTTTGCAATGAGCTGTTCGAGTATCTGGCGGACAGGCACATTGGTGTCAAAGAGCTGATTCTCCGCACCGATGACCTTTATGTCCACATCGCCCACAGCCACGAAGTCCTTGACCTGACCGTACTTTGCGGAGTTCATGCCGTCAGCCCATTCTCTTGCTATCTGCTGTGCCCTTTCACGGGTATACACCATGTCGCCCTGATCGCCCGAAGGCTTATAGGTTACGGCATATCTCACATTTCCTGCACGGTCGTAATTCTGACCGATACATTCGTAAATTCTCAGCAATATGCTGCTGAGAGCAGGAAGTCCTCGCAGAAGCGAATGACCGCCTGTAAGTGAGCCGTAAAGGATGTTTTCGGGATGAGCAAGAGTTTTCAGTGAGCCGTCGGGAAGAACGATGCTGTACTGTCTTGCAAAGGGGTCTTTTCCGCCTGTGACACGTATTTTAGACACATCACCAAGCCAAAGCCCTGCAATTTTCTGACTGTCGGGGTCGGCAGCTATTTCTCCTGCGGCACTGCCATAGGTAAGCAGGTTGTCGAGGAAGTTGTCAACAAAGGTGCTGACAGAGCGTCCCGTAAGACCTACGGGAACATTTTCGAGGAAGCTGTCAAGGCTTTCCTGATACTGTTCATCGGAGCATATCACCTTAAAGCCGCCCGTGAGCCTTATCATTTTCATGATAGCGGCATCAATGATGGGAACGGCAAATCTCAGCCTGTCGTAAAGCTCCTTTTCGTAAGGCTCAACAGCAGACGGCAGGACTACATTTCCCAGCGGAGAGCGCTGAGCCGCCACAAGCTGAGGAGTTACGGCAGTTTCCTTTTTCTTTTTACCGAATAGCATTTTCTCCCTCCTTTCTTGGGGAATTTTATTGGCTTGACCCTTAGTTGTACTGAGCCAGCCATAAAGCGCAGCTACGCTCGCTTTACTACTTTGTCAGGGGGACGCTGTCCCCCTCATTCACCCCCTGCCAGAGAGGTCTACACCTCTCTGGACTCTGGTGTATGCCGCCTTCGGCGGTTTCTTTTTTCTTTTTATCTTGAAACCGACATCGCTATGAAGTCATCCTCCCCCCTGTCCCTCATCATATCCGCCACAAAGTAGCGCATATCATCCATAGCATGGTCATTCTCCTTTATGGGAGCATCCATGCCTGCTTTCTCGTTCCAGCAGTACAAGCGGAACTCACGTATAATGTCCCTGCATGACTCATTGAATCTGAGCCTGTTTTCCCTGAGAGCGGTGCTCACGTTCCTTATTCCCGTAATAACGTCGTTTTCAGCCTTTACCACTCTGAATCTGCCGTGCCTGCGGATACACTCGATAAAGCTGGCGGCGGAGGGGTCAACTATCACCTTTGCGATGTTCCTGTCTCCTGCCAGTTCTTCCAGAGCGGCATAATGCTCCTCGTCTGTACGTGAAACGCCCTCACGCTTTGAGGAATAGTAGTACTCTTTAAGTCTGTACCACACTCCTCCGCTAAGCCCCCACAAACCGAAGGAGGACGGATTGACAGTGCCGTAGTCGCATGAGATAACGAACCTTTCGCACTCGACATCTCCGCTGTATACGTGCTGTTTTTCGCTGAACATGGGATATACAACACCCTGAGAAGCAGTCCATCTGCCAAGCACGAAGCGGTCATAGAATGCACCCGAATACAGCCTTTTGTAGCGGTCTTTCAGCGATTCCGACAGCGAAGGATTATCGTCCATAGTGAAATGAACGTAGAGAGCCTTTTTCTCCTCAGCCTTCTTTATCCACTCATTGTAAAACCAATGAGCAGGGTTGTCGGGGTTGCAGTTGAACCACATTTTCGAGCCGTTCACGGAGCATCTTGCCAAAGCCTGCTCAACGAATGAACGAGGCATAAGCGCCGCTTCATCGAGAAAAACTCCCGAAAGCGTCATACCCTGTATCAGCGCCGCCGAGCCTTCATCCTTACCTCCGAAGAGGTAAAAGCGGTTTGTGTGACCGAGAAAGGAAAGGTCGATATAGCTTCTGCTGACCTTTTCAATGCAGGTGAAGCCGTAGTCCCTGAGCATAGGGATAAGAGGCGTTACAACGTTTCTGCGGAGTGAGGTGACGGTCTTTCCGCATACAGCGAAATAACCGCCGTCAAAGCTTGCCGAAGCCCATAGCACGAACCCCAGCGACATTGAAAGTGTCTTGCCGCTTCGCACAGCACCGTCGCAGATTATAGCGTCGTATTTCCTGTAGCGTTCATCGCTCCACCAGTTCATGGTCAGCCTTTGCTTAGCCGAAAGTCTGCGTATCGTCAAGCGCTTCACTCCTCTCTGTCGGTGCAGTCAGCGCCGTGATGAGGTCGGCAGCCTTGTCACGGTCTGAGCAGGAATTTTCCAGCTCGAACAGCTTTTCCAGTGCCCTGAGCCTGTCGAACAGCTTTATCTCCACACCTCCGCCCTTAACACGCTTAATCTCGGAGACATTGAAAAGGTCAAGCCCCTCGATAACGGACGGCGGCGGAAGTTCATCGGCAAACACCAGATACACCGCATCTGTGCAGTTTCCGAAAGCCAGCCGTTTCAGACCTGCGGCAACGTTTCCGCTGTCGGAGAGAAGTTCTCTCAGAGACGAGATAGTCTTTCTGCACTCCTGCGACCTGAGACATTTCACAGCTTCACCGAGAGCATTCTCTTTCGGGAATCCTGCTTTTTCGGCAGCTTCAACAGCGTTTCCCAGCATCACATACCAGCAGCAGAAAGCATCACGCTTAGACTTGCTTGTTTTTTCGGACATAATATAAAGACCTCCTTTCACATCCGAACG